GAGTACGTTGAGTTTCTTTATTTCGAATACTGTGTGTTTGTTCATTTGCGATACCTCTGTCCTTCCCACGAGTCCACATCGACCGGCAATCCCTCGGCCCACGTTGGGACCTGCTTCATGCACCACTCAAGGTCCGAGATATTGTAGTCGGTACACACGAGTTCATCATGCACATGGAACCGAATATGTCTAGTCGGTATCCTCATCATGGACTCAGCGAGTACGTCTCGACTAGCTGCCTGCACAAGATTTTCCACCAATCGTCCAGGCGAGGTGAACACTCGGCCTATGCGAGTACCGAAGGCCGAGGTGACAGTCCCAGATATCGGGTAATCCGAGGGGCCAATCGATGAGATGAACGTCACAGCAGGCCGGTCGAAGCTGCTTTGGTGAATCTCGGGCTTGTAGTAATACAGCATCCGGCCAGAGGGGAGGTGCATTCGAAGGAACTCATCCTCGTAAGTGAAGTGTACGTTCGGTGCATACCCAGAGCCACTTGAGATAGCAGAGATCGCTGCGTCCTCAACGGCATACCAGTAGTCACAGATCGCCATGTTCGCCCTGCGCCAGTCCTTCTTGATCTTCTCTGCGGTGTCCTCGTCTATATCCTTTACGCCAAACGCCTCAGCGAATGCCAAGAAAGCACCCTTGCCACCTTGATACCCAAGGGCCAACGTCGCGATCTTACCGATGAACCTCTCTTGTTTCGAGATAACTTCGTAGGGCTTGCGGTATATCTGGGAAGCGGAGACCTTGTAGATGTCCAGTCCATCACGGAACGACTCGACTACATCGTCTTGCCCAGCGAGCCACGGTAACATACGGGCCTCGATCTGTGAGTAATCAGATACCTGGAGGTCCCCAGTGAATGCACCACGAAGCGTACTCTTGAGAGCGTCGGCAACGTCGACACAAATGCCCTCCTCGACCAGTCGTTCTATCTGACCGTTCTTAATGTACGAGGCACACAGTTCGATCTCCTCATCGATCCAGTTCTCATCGAGGCCACCACGGGGTAGGTTCTGTATCTGTACGCCCTTGCCGGACCAGCGGCCAGTGTTGGCTCCGTGGTACATCAAGAGGCCATACAGCTTACCCTTGTAGTTGGTATCGAGGATCTTCCCGAACTTAGCCGGAGAGGTATTACCGACAAGCTGGCGCCACTCGATGACCTCACGTTTATTATCGGGAAGCTCGGGGTCCTCCAGCATGGTCAGAAGGGTAGGCTTATCGACCTTCTCGGACCCAAGGAACTCTGCCAGTTTGGCTGTCTGGGTTAGGGTGAAACCGTACAACTCCTCGCAGGCGTCATTGGTCTCCTGCTTGGTTTCCTCGAAAGCCTTTACGGCAGCCTCGCATAACTCTACGTCCACATCGACGCCGTTAACCCAGTTGATCTCGAAGTCCTTTTCCCATAGGAGCTGCTCGCTCTCGGGGAGAAACCCAAGCCTATCGGTGATAGCCTCTTCGGTTAACACATCGTCACGGCAGTATTCGATGAGGGTGTCAAAGGACTCAGCGGTCAAATGGAAATGATCCGACGTGTAGCTCATACCGAACAACGAGTGGAGTCCTGTTGCGACAACGGCATCGACCTCGTTGTTCTTCCTCTGGCGAACGGGAAGAGGTTTGCACATCTTCATCATCACCTTCTTGCCCTCGTCGTCCTTCTGCTGGTCGAGACCTAGAGCATACGCACAAGCACCCAGAGAGCGAGGCAAACTACGATGGGCTGCAACAGCCGCACTACAACGCCACCTATGAATAGGTACATGAAAACCAGGTACAAGAGCATGGAGCATAAGGTACTCGAAGCTCGCGTTGTGAGCGACCCAAATAGTGTCCTCAGCTTCCGATAATTCGACGAGTGCTTCGAGTTCATTAACATACATTATACCATTTACCCGAAATACGACACACAAGAGACGTGTGCTGGGATGGTGAACGTATCGCATAAGCCCCTGCTTGAGCAGGTCAATGCTACTTCTACTTTCAATATCAATATGTACATAACGCATTCTATTATTTTTCCTCAAGTTATATTATAGTTTATTTTAAATTGGGCCGTCCAATGTTACCTATGCGCCGACCCGACGCGCACCCTTACCCTTACTTCCTATGCAGAGAAAGTAAGACCCGCCATTGGTGCGAGTTGGATTTTTGGGCCGTCCATCGTTACCTTTGCGCCGACCCGACGCGCAACATTTACCCAGAGGAGGAGGTCAAACTTCTACTCTGAGCCCCGCCGATGGTGCGGGGACAATCTTTAAGCTAGTCTTCCTTGTCGAAAGCCCTGGTGTTCCTTGTCAAGATGAACAGGATGATCGTGCAGATGGTATAGAAAGAACCAAAAACAGTAAGGAAAACTAGCTCGCCGTCCATCAGTCGATGAAGTCGTCTGAGGAAGCGGAAGGTACAGCGATCTCCATGGCATCTTCTGGTGCCTCAACGGCATTCCCACCACCAAGGTTCGTATCGTCCATCCATTTCTGGACACGAGCGCCGAGCCCGAGGGACCAGCCTTTCTTGCCTTGGTAATTCCATGCGTAGCCACGGAAGTCAGCACGAGCCCAGCAACCAGAGTAGATCGCAGCGTTTGCCTCGTCGTCGCTCAGCACCCCTTGAGAAGCCTTGGGTCCGAAGACTTGGGGCTTGTAGTTGGTACGAGCTGAGATAAGCCAGAAGCCACGGGTGGCACTGAGGTACTCGGGTACAGGTTTCCCTTCGTTCATCTCTTCGAAGTCAGCGATGGCTTGTTCGGCAACCTCGTCGCCACTCTTGAAGAGGTTTGACAGTTTGCCGCCCTTCGCGACCTCAGATTTTGCAGCCGCCATAACCTTGTCTTTGAACTTGGCAGACATCTTGATAAGCTGGTCAATCTGTGTGTCGGTGATTCCTTTGATCCCTTTGAAAGCCTCGGGGCTGTTGGGGATTCCGAACTTAGCTGAATACTTGATGTCTCCAGAGTCGTTCTTCTCGCCTTCAACGATGGCAGGGAAAAAGAGTTTAGCGTAGGGTGAGTTATTTAATTCGATAGCGTCCATTGGTATAGTCCTTCTAGTTGGTAGTTATTTGTAGTGTGTCGGTAACGTGGAGTTGTAAAGCCTCTCCTTTAGCTTTTTCGTGCACGAGCTTAACGTCACCTTCTAGTCGCTCTGTGAACTCTTCGATTACATCCAGCTTCTCCTTGCTCACAAGTTTCTTGATCTGCGCTGGGGTTTTCACTTTCTCGGTAAAACATTCAGCTTTCTTAAGGCCGAGCTTGCGGTAGGGTACCTCTCCCTTCCAGCTAGTGTTCTTCTTCGAGCGGACCAATTTATACCCATGGTCCGATGGGTCAAGTGTACCTTCTACTGCCCTCGCTTTGAGCAACGCTGATGCGTCCGAGAAGATACCCTTAAATAGTTTCTCTGCTTCCATAATGCGAAAGAGGTCGGAATCCGACTTTGCTGAGAGGTCTGGCTTTTCGATCTCCATGGTGTCTGTGACAGCAAGTCCAGCTTCGTCTCGCATATTGGCCATGAAAGCAGGGCACTGAACTTTGTTGCAAAACTTGCAGTGATCGCCAGGTACCTTGAGATCGTGGTCTGTATCCACACGGATAATGGACTTGATAAGAAATTCTTCAAACTCTTTTAGCTCCTTGTAAGTAATCTCGTGGGTCTTTATAGTGTCTCCAGTCTCAAGTCGAGGCTGAACAATGTGCAGAACAATACGATCTACGTCGAGGTCGTTAGCATGGATGGCACCAAGGGCGTAATACATAAGCTGCATGTTGTCCTTAGCTTCCACTTCGCCCATGCCGTACTTGAGGTCTACGATGTGTAGAACTTCAAGGTCACTCCAGCAGGAGAAGTCGTTACGACCAAACACATCGGAACGAATGTAGTCTAGGGAGAATCGTTGCTCGATTGAGCATTCACCTTTGGTTTCCCTGTGTAGGCCCATGCAATAGTCGACGTATACATTAACGTAGTCAACCATCTCGGGGGGTATAGCCTCAAGGTCAAGCTCGTTGTTGATATGGAGGCTAAATTTGAGTATGTCCTCAGCCACATCGTGACCCTTCGTACCCTCAGCGGCATACGATGACTCTGGCATCGGGTGGTCTTCCATGTGCTGTACGGACCCAGGGCATACCGACCAGCGGTACATCCCCGAGGCTCCGACTCTTGAGTGTTCGCTCATTACAGACCAGCCTTAAGCTGTGTGTACACAGATACCATCTGGTCCTTGGGTACCAAAGAGAACTTCTCGAACCCCATCTCTACCAGCTTGGCCTTAAGGTCTGCTGGTTCTGTGTCGGTATCCGCACATAGCTTCTTGATAGCCGGTAGGAAATCTGCGCTATCGGTGAACGATGGTAGTGGGTCTTCAGCCATCTCGACGGGCTCAACCACCTCGACCTCGACGGGCGCTTCGAATGGCTTTCCGTCCATCTTAAACTCAAGTACCATATCTTCTTTTACTGGTTCCTGTTGTTTCACCAGTTGCAAAAGGTAGCCCTCAAGGGTATTCACTTTAGCCATCAGTGGTTCAACCTCGGAACGTACTGCTTCTTTAATTGTTTCTTCAATACTCACAATCAACCTCGTTTGTTATAGTGTGCTAAAATTATACTGCGTAAATTCTTGTGTCAAATGGGTCCCCTTTCGGGTCCCCAAGTTGACTACCCAACCACTGCGGCTGAGTGTCCCTCTTTACGAAGGATCGTTTTCATCATGTACTCTTCGACGCCGCCGTGCTCTACCAGCATGTCGCACAATACATGATTCTTCTGGCCCATACGATGAAGTCTACCAGTAGCCTGGTCGATCTCGGTGTATGTCCAAGGTAACTCAGCGAATACGCAGTGGTCCGACACATGTTGCAGCCCATCAAGCCCAGTCCCGGCGCTTTGAAGGTTGGCAGCAAACACAGGAGCTTTCCCTGCGATAAACTGAGCTTTCGCTCTCTCTTTCTGAGCAGGACTCATCGCCCCATAGTACAAGACACCATTAGTACGCTCAGAAAGTTCTCTTAGAAACTCTTGGTGCCACCCGAAGACAACCACGGGCTCCTCGATACTCAAGACATACTCAACAACAGCATCGAGTTTCGCCATGCCTAGGTCACGTCTCGCCTCAGCGATCTCCGCTCCACCTAAGCCAAGTCTTACCTTGCTGTCTCTGAGTTTATCCCACTTCATATGCGCTGGTCCTACCCCATCGCCATCCAAGGGCATAAGCCTCAGAGTTTTCTCGGGTAGTTCTGTGAGCACTTCGCTCTTGGTTCTACGCACAGCGAAACCAGTACCGTAAAGACACTGCTTGAGTTCATCGAGGTTAGCTGCACCTGTCGTATCCCACCGCCCCCAGTGACTCTTGAACCTCTTGCAGTAACGGCGAGTGTAACCCATCCAGTCCCGCTGCTTCTCCGGCAGGTGAGCCTTGCCCATCGAGCGGAAGACTTGCCATAGATCAATCGGTGCGTTGATCAGTGGGGTGGCTGTAAGGCCCCAGAAGTAAACTGACTTCGAGATTAAACCCCCACGTCCTAAGATCGTTTTGCTCCTTTTGCTGGTCCCGTTTTTGCAGTAGTGAATCTCGTCGCATATAGTGACTGACCACTTCATCGATTTCAACTGGTCTATAATCATCGGAGAATTCAGCAGGCTGTAAGACACCACGAGTATATTTACTCCCTCCGGTATCCATTCTTTTTCCCTCGTCATAACGTGAATGTTGTACTGTCTCGTGGTCCACTTCTTCGCCTCTGCTTCCCAGCCATACCGAGTGGCAGGCGGACAGAGGACCAGTGTGGTCTTCGCGCCAAGGCTACTGGCCGCAACCAGAGCTTGTGCTGTTTTCCCAAGGCCCACATCATCGAGGAGTAGTGCCCTTTGGTTTGACATGAGATGCTCGACACCTTTACGTTGGTAAGGCCGAAGAGACATTCCATTTGGTTCTCTGATTAGCTTAGTCAATGTACTCGACCTTCTCAAAGCCACGACCTTGCTTTCCGTCTATGCGAAAGCGGTTAGCTACCCAGCCTTGGGCCGTTAGATACTCAGTGACGGTATCTCTGTGATACTGAGTGATCCTGCGTTCGTGGGGCCATACCTGCTTGCAGATGTCAGCAGTGTGAACCTTAGTGAGCTTGAGTCCTGGACCATTAGTAAAGAAGACATCGACATCCGCTGAGTTGCCGTTGGTTTGAAGCCGCTTTGCTTGTTCCTTTTGGGCTGAGGCTAGAGCGTCACCCTCAAGGTGCCAAGGTTCCCCAGCGTTGAAAGCGACCATAGCCTCCGCGTAAAGCTGGTCGAGTATTACCGCTACGTCTTCACAAGGTACGGGGTTACTCTCGCACCGCTTCATACGGACCGGCCAGTAGCGTCTAGCCCCTGTGTGGTCTTTGATATACCGGCCTTCACCGTATGGGTTCATGGTACCGACCAGAAGATACTGGCGCTTGTGTGTCGTAGCAAACTTGTTGTACTTCAGAGTCACCTTGTCTTCGCTGGTCGTGATGAATGCTTTCACTGCGGACTCGTCGGCTTTCGTAACGCTCACCATCTCGGGCATTTCGAGTATCCATGCCCCGAGGGTGTTCGTCACCGCTGAGGTATCACCAGCAGCAAGGCCCGCGATGTTCAGTTGTGGCGCAGCGTACCAACCTTTGCCGTCGACGTTGTGATACCCAAGGGTCTCAACGAGCGTAGACTTGCGGCAACCTTGAGGGCCTTCGAGCACCAGAACATTGTCAGCTTTACAGCCTGGTCGCATGATCCGAGCTACAGCAGCGATGAGAGTCTTGCGAGATACCGCTCGGTGATAGATGTTATCTTCCAGAGCACCGGCATCGATGAGCCACTTATCCAGCCGATGTACCCCGTCCCACTCAAGGGACTTTAGGAAATTACGAACGGGATGCGTGGGGTGCTTCATGGCGTGAGCTACGATACCCTCGAATGCCATGTCCTTAGCGAAGTCGGTGTTGGTGTGTAGCGACAGCATGGACCGGACTTTCGTTACGTCATGGTCCTGTAGTGGCTCTCCGGTCTTAGCACTATGACCCTCCAATGGTTTGAACCATACGATGTTGCCGCTGAACTCGTCATAGCAAAACATATTGTTCACTGGGTTCTCGATTTCTTCTGTTAACATTTTGACCTCCATAAATAAAGAGAAATTGTGGGTATTCTTTTTGAACGCAGGGTGTTTCCCCTTCGTCATCTGAAAGGGGTTTTTAAACTTAGGCTTTTCGCCCTCTTCGGTTACGACTTCGATCTCCATTGTGTCCGAGACTTCATCGATAGCAGCGTTGGGCATGACCATGAGATTGCGCTCGCCGATCATGTGGATGAGCGTCCCTACTGTCTGCCCACCGTCACGGTCGGAATCATACGAGTTCCAATCGCGCTCTAGCTCTGCCTCAACGTCTTTACTCCAGCCACCATCGGCCTTCAGCGACCATTCGAGGAACATTTCTTTACCCTCATCGCTTCCTTCAGTTGCAGAATGCAAAGCTCTCATAGTTTGCTGCCACCCATCCCGAGTTATCAATTCATCATCGTTCGGATCAAGGGTAAAAAGGATGTCTCGTAGTTCTCCGATTGTCAGAGGTTTGTGTTCTACTGAGACATCCTTTTTCTTTTTGTCCTTCTTGGGCTTAGCGGTTTCGAGGATACGATATATCCAGGCTGGCGCATCGGGCACCTTAGATAGCGTTCGGACCTCGGCTTTTCTGTCGAGTTTATATCCAGCACTCATGGGTGATACGACATACCCTCCGTCTCCTCGTGTATCGATACCGCTGTCGGGACCGAAGATGTCCGAGAGACTCTTCACTGGGTTCAGTTCGCACTCTTTAAAGTAGTAATGTAGGCCACCGCTGGGAGTAGTCACCTTCAGCGTATGCGGTATGTCCTTGAACTTCTCTTTGAAGAAACTCATACCGTTCTTGCCGCCCTTCACATCGATGTCTAGTACCCAGAACCCAGAGACTTTCCCTGTTGGTATACCGAAACCGACATCTTCCCCGTACTCGTCGAGCCACTGGCGAATCTGCTCGGGGTCTTGTGAGTGTCCAGTATTACCCCAGTCTTTAACGAGGGGCTGCTTGTTTGATTTCACTGGGAACAGTGGTACCTGCTTGCACAGCCATTCGAAATACTCGCGGCGCTTGATACCCGAGAGCTGTAGTTCTTTGTTACTCATCTTTCCCCTCCAGTTCTCTCATCTTTTGCTCTACACGTTCCCAGTTCTTGATACCCCTGGGGCTTCCATGTGTGAGCCAGCGGTGCATGGCTTGGCGCGAGGTGAAACCGAACACGGCGGCACCTTCGAGATATGTGTACTGCTTCTTGCACAGAAACGCATAGACTTCGTTCTGTAAATCGTGCGCGAAGACGGGCTCTCCCGCCCATGGACTAGGCATATTTGTACCCCATGTGAACTGAGTCCGGTACTTCGAAACGGTTTGCAGCCATGTGTGAGACGCGACCATTTACTGCATGACAGGCGGCACAGATGCGATACTCTGCCCCCTCGAAACGCCTCGAACACTTGAGGCACGTCCTCGTCTTAGCTTTGACCTTTGGCCGGACAAGCGCATAGAACTCGGGGTATAGAGTCTTCAGTTCTGCTGGCTCTGGGTT